AGAGCACCGGCCAGCAGATAGGGCGTCGGAAAGATCATCGTGGGTACAACAGCACGTCGTCAGAGGTGCCAACGATTGGGTCGATGCGGCCATGAACCAAGTCGGTAATCATGTCGTTGTCGGCCAGCTTGCCAGCCAACGAGTTGTTGCTGGAATTGATCGCCATCTCTGCGTTCTTGGTGATGCTGTAGAACTGCGTGATGCTTGGGATGATGAGCGAAGCCCAAGGCAGCAATGCCTCGGCGGTACTCTTGGGTGCGGCAATGGCTTGCTGCGCCTGCTTGGCCCCGCCAGCGGCCTTCATGGCGAAGTGCATGAGCGCCATACCCTTGGCTTGTGCATCACCGCTTGCGGCCATCTGCGCAATGGCAGTGTCAGCGCGGAGTTCTTGCTCTGCCTGTCGTGCTTCACGTGCAGCGATGGCAGCGTAGTAAGCGTCTTGGTTTGTAGCGCAAGCCGTGAGGGTCAGTGCCACAGCAGTGGCCAGAATCAATCGTTTCATTTGCTTCTCCTGTTGAAAAATTATGCAATGCGGTAGCGGACTACCACGATACCGGAACCACCACCAGCAGCATTTTGTGGCCCGTTGGAGGTTCCACCACCACCGCCGCCACCGGTATTTGCTGAGCCTGCAGTTGCAGTACCGCCAGTTCCAAATGCGCCACGACCACCGCCACCCGATCCACCGGAGGAATGTGCGTCAATGACCGATCCACCACCACCGCCGCCAGCGTAGGATTGCGCAGACCCGGTCTGGATGGAGTTGGAGATACCAGCGCCGCCGGTTCCAGAGCCGCTGGTGGATGAGGCTGTTGTGCCAACTGCACCAGCACCACCACCGCCGCCGCCTTGACGGGCCGAGTTGCCCTCCGAACGAATACCAGCACCGCCAGCATTGCCTTGGCCTCCAGTGCCAGAGCCACCACTGATAACTGCTGCAGTGGTTCCCGGAGCGTTTGATGTACCGCCACCACCGCCAGAGCCGCCAGAGCTACCGGCAGAGAAGCCGCCGCCGCCACCACCACCGCCAGTGGCACTCAATCCAAATATGGAAGAGTCGCCGCCGTTGCTGCCATTGCTATTTGAACCAGACGCAGCGCCACTGCCGCCACCGCCGACTGTCGCCGTAAAGGAACCAGCAGATTGTGTTGTCGTGCCAGAAAGCACACCGCCAGCACCGCCGCCACCACCAGAACCGAAGTCGCCATTGATGCCAAATCCACCGCCACCACCACCGGCCACCACGAGGTAGTCGATCTCAAACACACCCGGCGTGCCGGGGTTGAGGATGGTCAGCGTTGAGCCGGACGTGAACGTGTGGACGCGGTAGGTCGCACCACCAGAGGTGTATGTCGTGATCGTGCCGCCCGTGGCCTCGACAAACGGGTTCACGCCACCAGCGATGACGCTGTGTACCCCAGCCATCAGGAGACCCCTTGCCCAGTGATCACAAATGTGTCTGCGGCCACACACAGGATGGACGCCAGCCCACGTGTGCCAATGGTTCGGTTAGCGTTTGCACCGGCAATCCAGTACATGGTTACGCCAGAGCCGCGCAGGATGGACAGGTTGCCTGCCGTGTTGTTGTAGATCACAACCACAGCACCAGCGGAGAAGATGGACGGTGGAACCGTGATGTTGCCCGTGGCCGAAACGTGGTCGCCAATGTCAGAGGCCTGCAGCGTGTACGCGCCGCCCGAGACGACTTGGGGCACGGTGCCGGTCCCGAGGTTGGTCCTTGCAGCGTCTGCGGTGCTTGCACCCGTGCCGCCATCGGCCACCGTGATGTCGGTGATGCCAGTGATGGTGCCGCCGTTAATCGTGGGGCTGGTTAGGGTCTTGTTGGTCAGGGTCTGCGTGCCGGTCAACGTGGCAATTACGCCACCAGAGACGGTGCCGGTTGCGTTCAGCGTCCCAGCGACGGCCAAGGTTTTGCCAGCTCCGACACTTAGGCCGACACTGGTGCCAGTGCCGTCGGCCTTGAAGATGCCGTCAATCGTGTCAAGGTCGGTGTTGATCTTGGTGCCCCATGTGTCGGCAGACGCGCCGACTTCTGGCTTGACCAGTGAGAGGTTGGTTGTGTTGCTATCTGCCATGGTGACCCTCAGTTAATTCTGCGCCAAGTCTCGGACGTGTCAGTAACGACGGTCCAAATCTCGGATGTGTCTGTGATCGGTGTCCAAGTCTCGGAGGCGTCTGCAATTGGCGTCCAGTCCTCAGAAGCAACCGCGATTGGAGACCAAGTCTCTGCCGTGTCCGGCTCCTCGTTCCACTTGATTCTCGCTGCAACAATGATACTTGAAACACCCCCTAGCGTGGCCGCCGTGGCCAGCACCTTCTGAGCCAAAGCCGCCAGCTCGGACTGGCTGGTAATCGTGGCGTTGGTGTTGTAAATGACCGTTGTCGTGCCAGTAATGCTGGACTCTGCCGCCAAAGCCGCTGCACCGATGGCGATGCGCCGCACCTCGGCGTTCAGGTCCGACTCGCCTACGATGGTCGCGCCACCCACACCGTACCGGATCGCGTAGACCTCAAGGCCCGACTCCGGGTTGATAGACGCCACGGCGATAGCGATGCGCGTGCCAGATGCTGAGAATGCGCTCTCAGCCGTGACCACGCCCTGCGTGTCTCGGATGTAGATGCCGTTGGCCGTCAGGTCGGACTCACCGACGATGGTGGCCCCACCGACGCCGTAGCGGATGGCGTAGACGCTCAGGCCGCTCTCGGAAGCAATGGTGGCCGCAGCAAACTGGATGCGCTGCGCGTTTGCGTCAAGGGCACTCTGCCCTGCAATCAGGACCGGGACGTCATAGATGGCGTTGCCGGTTGCCGAGAACGGCGACTGCGAGAACGTGGCGAAGCCGAACATGTCAGGCCTTCATGTGGCCAGCGACCCATGCCACAGCGGCACCGACGCTGGAGGCGATGGTCATGCCCATCCAGAAACCGCCACGGCCCTTGTTGGCCAAGGCGAGCAGTTCCTCGATCTGGCCTTCCATCTTGTCCAGCTTCTTGTCCATGGCCTCAAAGCGGCGCTCGTAGTCGTTCACGCGCTGCCACATGGCACCATATTTTACCGGGTCAATCTCTGGCGGTTGCATTGGTTACTCCGGTTGGTCAGCGGGAAGGGGTGTGTTGCCAGCCTGAAGCCACGCTAGGTAGTCTTGGTAGTCCGTGTTGGCAGGGTCGAATGGGATGAAGGCATTGTCGGACAGGCGTTTGATGCACTGTGCGGGTTGGCCGAATTGATCTGGTAGTTGTTGGTACATGATGTTTTCCCGTACAGTTCAATGGAGCCGATAACCCGCGCATTGATGTCTCCGCTGTGCGGATTACTTTGATAAAAACCCTTTGTTGTATCTTGGCTAAAATTGGCTACAGCTCCGCTTGTTCCCGACAGAGGTACTAGCGTTAAAGTTGGCGCTGCTCTTTTTTGAACAGCCCAATATCCGGGCTGATAATGCCCAACAACTGCCGTTAAAAGAATCATGCCCGTTGTCTCGTAGTACCGCTGACACAACGCCAACTCAGTCCCATACGGTCTGCGCTCAAACGGCGTGGCGACAGAGCCAGCTTCGAGTTGGACGCCTGTGATGTAGAAGGTGGCTCCGCTTGTGCCGACTACGCTGACAGAACCTGTCGGCTGGACGATGTTGCCTGCCGCCCAAGCTCCAGCAGTTCCGCTAAACGTAGCTCCAGCACCAAGACTGAAGCGGACGAAAATACCTCCACCGTTATCAGTCAACCAAGTTCCGGTTGTGTCGCCAGCGACCGTGATTGTTTTTTGTTCCCATGTGTTTGCGGCACTGACCGTGAACGTGAATGGGTAAGAGCGCGTTGCTCCACCGTTATAAAAACTCCCCCCAAAAGCGCCCGTTAGAGAACTACGCACCCAGAAAGAAAGCGTCACAGTCTGTGCGTTAGCGGTTCCCCACCCAAGATCGGCTACGTTGAATCCTTCGATGCCTTGCACAACGGCAAACGCATCGCTTGATATAACTGAATACGCTGACAGCGAGGTAGCCCCTAGGTAGTTTGTAAAACTGGCAGGGGGCGTGACAGCAGCTGCGTTTCTTTGGAGTGAATATTTGGACGCCGCAGTCAAAACAGCTTGCCAACGGTCAACCAAATATTGGCTGTTTGCGGGAGTCACACTCGCCCCAGCGTTCCTCTGGTCAACCCGCATGTCACCGTTGATGATGCGGTTGCGGAACCCCTGCAAGCTCTGTGCTGTCGGGGTCATGCCGTTAATCTGGGCGGTGTTTCCCCCAGCGGCGTTGGTGATGGTGTTGACGGCTAGGGTGCTCATGCTTGCTCCTCCAGTGTGCGGATTTCTAGACGCCACGCTTGGCGCTGGCTCACGATGTCTTCATCGGGCTTGTCGTAGTCAGGCAAGACCTTGTAGTCGCTGTTGTTCAGCAGCGCCTTGAGTTCAGCGATGCGGTCAGCGTTGGCCTTGGCTTGTGCCTTGGCGGGGTCAACTTTAATAAGACTCATGCTTCGTCTCCGGTAAACTCATTGGATTCACCTCCGATACCGTCAGTCAGGTCTGCTTCGTCAACCGTCCAAGCATCACGATCAGAACGATCCGATGGGATGTCAGCAGCGTCCACTAGCTTAAATTTACGGCCACTTGGTACGTCTTTAATTGCAATGGCTTGGATGCCGTGCTGCTCAAGGGCTTCTGGGCTTGGGATTAGAACAGCGACCACGCCGTTGTCTTGGTTGTAGATGATTCGGTTCATGGTGTGTCCTTAGCGGAAGATGGCGACAGAGACAGGGTCTCTATCATTTGCCCCAACTGTTCGTAACGATGTGCCAACCCTTACTGATGACGTAGTAAGAGCTATTGGGCTTACATAACCGTGGTCGCCAGAATTAAGCCAGCCTGCTGTTCCTGAAACACTGTAATTCGCATCAGGCATTGCAGTCGTAAAGTTAACCGTGTAATCACCAGTACCGTTATCCGTAATGCTCGACACGTTCCCACTCGCACGAATCGCCACAGTGCCAGTGCCGTTGAAGTTGACCCATGCGCGGCAAGCATACACAGGGGCAGAACCCGATGCGTTGAACTGGGTCAGCGTGGACTCAGCAGTTGCAAACGTTCCGGTGCTGTCAGGTAGCGTCAGCGTTCGGTCGGTGTTGCTGTTTGGGCTGGCCAGCGTAAACGTACCTGTGCCGTTGGCGTTGCCGGTTAATGCGATTTTGCTCATGCGAGTTGCTCCTCAGTTGGTCTGGGCAGTGTTGGGTGTTCCCACTTGGCAATGTAGTCGTCACGGCCATTGCTGTCGTTTTGCAAGCGGATGACGGTCACGAAGTCCATGTCCGTGAGGTCGGGGTAGAGCGCTTTGATTTTTTCGTAGAGTGTCATTACGCTGCCCTCACAAGTGCACCAGACATTGATACAAATAAACCCGTGCAGTTAATAGTACCCGTTGCGCTTGTTGAATATAAATACAGTTCAATATAGTCCGTACTTCCATTTAAGTAAATTAACGCACTACCTTGAACAGCAATATTAGACCCGCCAAATTGATAATACAGTGAGCCATTTTTGTAAATCGCGTTATACACAGTCCCGTTTACAAGCTGTCCATTTATGGTGTTTATTTGATAGTAACCAGCAACTGTTGGGGTAAACCTGTAATTGGTCGTGCTGTCAAAATTGTTGTTTGTATCAAATGTTTCTGTGTTTAAAGGCGCTTTTGTAAAAGTAGCAGCAGCAAGAGATGCATTGCCATTCACAGCAACTAAAAACGCAGGGCCAGTGCCAGCCACGCCAGAGGCCAAGTCCGCTTGGACAATTACACCGTTTTGAACTTGGCTTACGCCCGTATCACCATCAATAACTGTTGGCATCTCTTACCCCTTAAACCACAATGTACCGACTGCCAGATGGCACGGTAATACTGACACCACTGGCAATCGTCACCGGTCCGGCTGAGATGGCGTTGTTGCCTGCGTTAATCGTTGAGCTTTGAGTCACCGTAGCGGCGTTCTCGATGTAGCCCATGCCGCCCACCACAGACCGCTCTGCCGGGTAGGTCACGAACACATCTTTTGCGCCAGCGGCAAAGTTTACCAACGCGCCAGCGTTCGACGACTCAAGCACCGTGTCACGCGACAGGGTTGTGCCGCTGGAGGTGTACGTGCCAATGCCCACCTCAAAAGCTCCAGAGGCAGAATCAACAATCGCGTAGTAGGTCGTGTTCCCGTTGCCAATAACGGCAAACGACTGGAAACCAGAAGCCGCACCACCAAGGGTCAGCGTACCAGTGCCAGTCGTTGTAGAAGACTCCTTGACCCTATCTTTCAAAACCAAGGGCATGAGAGCCTCCTATTTAAGTCAACGTGATGTCCAAGTCACCAGCAGGGATGCGCAAGACGTCGCCGTCGTTGATCGTGCGGGAGGTCGTCAACTGCGCCCAGCCCAGCATGTTGCCGGAGGTCAGCGCATCAAAGATGGCGATGTGGGTGATCGTGCCCCAGTTGCCGCCACTTGCCGCAGCAAACTCAATGGCCGCGCTGTTGGTGCAGTTGGTGGGCGATGTGCCCGAGACGGTCATGGTGCCGGTGACCACGCGAGCGTAGCCGCTGCCAGAAACCTCGGTACCACCACCGGAGTCACTTGGAGCTGCGGTAAACAGGCCCACGTACCATGCGGTTGGACGGGTGGCAGAACTGCCAGTAAATAACCAAGTCAAAACAAGGTTTTCGGTGTAATCGGTAAAAGAAGACATCAGCGTGCTCCAAATGGTTTGACTCGCGCCCGGATCAGACCGCTTGCGCTTGCGTTTTGGTCTGCGAATTTGATTGATTCAATGGCCGTATTGTAAAGAGTTCCCCACACCGCAACACGCTCGTCGTCCTTCAAATACGGCGCGGCCTGCATCAATGAACCGTACAGGTACGCGTCCGGCGACGACGCCAGCAGCCAGTTGGTGGTCACGCTGTCCGACAGCTTGGGCAGCTTGGCGATGTACATCAGCTCTGCCGTGTAGGTCGCGTCAGGCGTGGGTGATACGCGAATCTGACCACCAATGATGGTGAAGTATTTGGGCATGCCCGGTGCGTTGGAGTACAACTGGTCACGGTCGTCCATCTGCTCAGGCGTCAAGAACTCAATGGGCTGGATGGGATTGGAGCTGGTAATCTTGAAGGTCTTGGCCTCCAAGAAGTCGGCAGGCACCGCGCTGTACTGGGTATCAACCGATGCCGTGGCCCGTGCAACCATCTGACGCACGCGCAGTGGCCGCTCCATCTGGGACTCTGCAAGCTCAATAAACGTCGGGATCACCGCCGTCAAGTCTGTTCGGTTCAGAAAGTCAGCGATGTTGGTCTTGAGCTGTGCGTAGTTCATTTCATTCCCTGCCAATCAGTGTGTGCTCGTGCTTGTACTCAAACGTGCCAATGTGGTGGACCTCTTTGGACAGGTCTTGGTCAATCATCGTCTTGAAGCCGTTCTCGGAAGCGCGGCGGCAAAACCAAACGTCCTCGCCGATGTAGTCCTCTGCGGCTGGCACCCACGGGATGGCAAACCAAGGGAACTCCATCTTCTTGTAGACCTCTGCCTTCACGAGCATCACACCCATGCCGCAGTAGTCCACCTCGACCAAGCCGGTTGAGTCCTGCTCAGTATAGACTCGATTGATCTTTTGGGCATCCTCGCCGGGCACATTTTTCTTCACCGCAATCGGCTCAGTCGGGAACCGACGCTTGGCGTAGTTGGCGCAGACGATTGGCTCGTCACGGTCCAGCAATCGGATCAGCGCGTCCTTGGGAAACCTCATATCACTGTCGAGCCACAGGGTGTGGGTGCAGTCAGCCTCAACAGCATCACGCGCCAAGTCTTGGCGCTGAGAGGAGAGCAGGGTGCCCGAGCTGGTGTAGATCACCACGCGGTTCTCTGTGGTGCCGATGGTGTAGCCCACCAAACGAGCCAAGTCAAAGGCAAAGCCCGAGTTGACGAAGTCGCGGGTGGGTACGAGGATTCCAATGATGTTTGACATTAAACGCGTCCGGGTCGAGTTCTAAAAAATCTGTTTTCTGGGTCGTTGAGCCAAGCCTTCAATCGTGCTTGATCATCAATGATGCCTTTTGCTTTTAAGTCATAGAAGATGGTCATCGGGATGGATGCAACCTTGTGCATGTCACCCTTCCAATTCGACCGCTCGTCAAACTGGTTGAACTGAGCCTTGTTGTCTTCCACAACATCCGTCGCGTCAACAATGGTTTCAATGACAGCCTTGTCGGTGTCGCCATCGTAGTGCCACATTTTCTTGACCCCGGTGGTTGGGTCAAAGTCAAAAACTTTTGAGTGCATATAAAAAAATGGGGGGTGATTAGCCCCCCATTGATTCCATTACTGGATGATGCTGTTCAAGTCGTAAACAGCGCCGTGGGCCTTCTCGTTCATGACCTTCAAGCCCCACTCAACCAAGAGCATGCGCTTCTCGGCGTCGCCGGTCTTTGCCAATTCCACGGTCTGGAATGGGCGCAGGTAGGTGACCGATGCGTACTCAGGATCAAGCACAAACACGTCACGCTCACGTTGGAACCTATTGGCAACAATTGAGACATTCCCGAAGTCGCTCACATAAATTTCAGCCGCCGCGATAATGGTCGAGGGCTTTGCGCCTTGCGCGTTGAAACGCTGTGCGGCGATACCAGTCATCTTGGACAGGTTCTGCTTGTTGATAGGACCAGCCATGACCATGGAGGGCTTACCACCCTGAGTCCACACCTTCTGGATCACGTCCTTCAGCAACACTTCGCTGAACGAGCGCAAGTCACCAGCGGTCGCATCGGTACGAGCCGCATCAGGGATGGAGGTGTACGAAGGATCGCCACCGCCAGTGCCTTCGTTGGTGTTGGTCTTCAAGAAGGCCTGCAGAGCACCAGTCTTACGGGCAGCGGAAGTGCTACCGGCAGCGGCGGCTTGGTTGGCCAGCATGGTAGTTTCCATATCGCGCTTAAGTTCAGCGGATTTTTTCGCCATTTGGAAACTGATCTCGCTGCGGCGACCTGCTTTATCAACGGATTCAAGTGTTCCGCTGATAACCACATCTTTGCGGCTGATCTGGGTGTAATTGCCAATACGCACCGTCGGAGTGGCTGCAGTGAACGAGGTAATGTCGTCGCCTTCGATCTGCGCGTTTGTTGACACCGCCGCGGCGAGGTCGTCCGTTTGATATTCAAAGAAAGTGTTCTTGACATTCTCTTTGCCGATGTTCGACATGAACGGGGTCTCTTCAGGGCTGATCTGATAGATCACATTGGAGAGGTCTTCCCGCACGCCTTTGGCGTCGAAGCGGGTATAGGTATTGGTGATTGCTGCCATGATGGCTCCTTAACAAGTTACAAGAATTTTTCAAAGAGGCTCGCCGCATCGCGGACGCTCCCCGTTGCCTTGAGACGCTGTTGAGCTTGCTTAACTACACTCGACTGTGGTTTACCAGACGCTGCCACACCGGGCTTGGCGACTTTACCGACCGACTGCTGCGGCTTGATGCTCTGGCGCTTACTCATCAACGAGTCGTAGGTCGCCAGCTTGCGCAGCGCCAACAACATGCGGTGATCAGTGATGCTGTTCATCTCCTGCTCAGTCAATCCGATGGCCTTGCCTGCGTTGACCCATTCGGACTTGGCTTTCGCCGCGACCTTGGGGTCTTTTAGCTCAGGGGCCGCAGACAGCAGCAAGTCCTTCTCCTGCAGGA